TTTGTGTATACTCTGTACCTTTGTAACCTAAGTTATAAGTATTATCTAAATCTGGTATAATATCTGATGCTACATCTGCATTGAAAGTAATACTATCAGTGTCTGCATCACCTAGTACAATATTACCATCTGCTGTAATATTTCCAGTAGCATGTATATTTCCGTCCACTTCCATGTTTGAATAAACATGTACTTCGCCTGTTCCGTTTGGACGTAATTCTAAGTTTGAATTTGATGTGTTTGTGCTAATAACGTTACCTTCAACGTCAATATCATCTACACGTAATTTGTTGTTGTAAACAATGTTGTCTACTGTACCTAAGTATAGGTATTGGTTGTCGCTCCAAATAGTATTACCTAGTACATTGATATCACCAATGTCTGCTCTATTTGTAACTCTTATATCTGTTGTACGTGTTGTACCTGTGATGTCTAGCTCGTATTGAGGTGTTGCGTTTTTGATACCGATGCGTTGATTGTTTACATCAAGATATAATAAATCCGTCTCAAATGCTAAATCTATGCCGTTACGCAATAAATTCGACTTTAAGAGCGGACCGCTAATACGACCGATGGCGCTCATCTTTTCTCCTCAATACGGGGATCCTGTCCCTCTACCCTAATTTTCAGCTCACGCTCTTTGCCGGATAACCACAGTTAGTCCTGCTCAGCTTGTAGATATGTTGGTCCACAATGGTCTTGCTTTGCATTAATAGTATTTATACGTTTAAGATAAAAGGGTGTTGTTACCCAAAGATAATAGTGTATTCCAACAGCAAGTCGTTAAACTCTGCTGGAGTAATTGGTGGGTTAGGACCCATTGAAGTAAGGTACGTGTTGCCGTCCCAAGTTTCAAGTATTTGAGTATCAGTGTTGTATCTTGTGTCACCTACTGGTATTGGATTTGTTGCTGGATCAGGCTGTGTTGCTGTGCCACCAAACGGAATAACTACACCGCCAGTACCAGTAAATTTAGTATAACCAAATCCTGAATTTACTATATTAACAACACCTTTGTTAGTATTGTTTTTAATAGTATTTCCAATAATTGATATATTGTTTAGTACTACTTCTCCGTTTCCGTTACGTGTTAATTCTAAATCACTATTAGAAACGTTTGTAGTAATTGTTGAATCATTAATAAACACATCGTCTACTTGTAAGCCGTTTAGTGTAATTCCTGTGCTATCTATAACACCAGCACTTACACTATTTGTAGTAAACAATATAGTATCATTTGTAGGATGTGCAAGTACACTAGTTAATCTATCAGATGAATAAACGCCATTAAATGTTACTGTATTTTGCGTAGTTCCTTCAAACACATTATCGTCAGTGTTAAAACGTATTGCTCCTGGAGTTCCTTGATCTGCTAGTATTGATGCACCTGAATTATATATTATTGATTCAGAATCAAATACTGTTGATGCACTACCACCACTTAGTATAGATGCATTGTTAAATGCTGATCCGCCATCTAATATGCTTCCTGTATCTTGTACACGTTGAGCTGATGTTCCTCTTGGTATTAGTAAAGCAGTAGTAGATGTAATGTTTAAATTTTCTGTTGGTGCAATAGTAATTGCTGAATCAGAAGTTGATATGTTGTTGCCTAAGATATCTAGTTCTTGAAGGTATACACTACCTGTACCATTTGTGCGTAATTCTAAATCACTATTTGAATTAGTAGTTGTAATAACATTATCAAAGAATTGTACATCTGTACTTAATTCAATAACTTCTAATGAAACATTATCGTCTACTGCAACAGCATCAACATTGAATGATCCTATATCTAAATTTTTATTAATATGCAAGTCTTCATTAAATAATATTTCACCTGTACCTGCGGCTCGTAAATCTAAATTACTATTAGACAAAGTAGTTTGTAATACATTACCTTCTATTTTAACATCATCAAATTGGAAAGCTCTATCTGTAGCAAGAGAACTGATATTTAAATTACCAGTAAGATTGTAATCCCCTGTGAGTATTCTATCACCAACATGTGTAAGTGTGCCTGTAATATTTGTATTAGCAAGAGTAGTTGTACCGTTAACTGTTAAGTTCTGTGAAAGTATAACATCATTTGATGCTACTGTAACATCGCCTGTAGCAAGTAATTGTAAATCACTATTAGATACTTTAGTACTAATATAGTTTTCATTAATTTCAATATTACTATCAGTTATAACAAGCTCATCAAGTACTAATGATTGGTTAATTGAAATATCATTAGTTGCTATACTAGCGGCAAATAAGTCTTGTGTAACTCGCATATTGGTGCCGTCAATAAGAACTTCACCTGTGCCTGAAGCACGTAAATCTAAATCATTATTACCTATAGTTGTTGTAATAACATTGTCACTAATATTAACATCGGTAAGTTGTACATCTCCTTGGAAGTCAACTTGTCCGGTAACATCTAAATTACCAACCTGTGTATATTGTGAAGGAATACTTACAACTTCAGTATCACCTACTTTTCGAATTGTAAAATAAAAATTAGGCCCGTCAACATCGACTAGAGTACCTTGAACATATGTGGCTCCGCCAATATTAATCTCAGGAACATTGCTTCCTGCATTATATGTTACACCGTCATATACAGCAGAACTATTTCCGTCAATAGCACCAAAATTCCTCCAGTGATTTACATTTCGTTCGTATATAAAGCCCTTTAAGCGTGTTTCTTCGTTAGTTATTGTTCTAGTACCAACGTGTGTTAAACTACCGCTTAGAGACGTTGTACGCAGGTCTGTGACACCACTAACAGTGGTATTATTAGTTACTTCTACGTCTGCGTTTGGTACATATATTCTGTTTGTTGATCTTAAATCAAGGTCAGTATCTACTGCGGAAGTAGTAATAACATTAGTGTCAATATTGATACTGTCGATATCCAAACGGCCACCAATAGCCAAATTTCCTGTTTGTACATTATCACCTACATGTGTTAGGGTTGAATTAATTGTAGTATCGTCTAGTGTTGTTACTCCACTAACTGTTAGATCGTTAGTGATAGAAACATTATTTGTATCAGCAACAATATCTCCTGTTGCTTCTAATAATAAATTACCTGTAGTAGTAGTAATAAAGTTATCTTCGATATAAACATTATCAACTGTAAGTTCGCCGTTTAGTGTAAGATCACTGCCTGGGGAAGTTACTCTATTACCTGTATGAGTTAAAGTTCCAGTAATATTAGTATTGGGTATTACACTAAGTCCTGATACTGTAAGGTCTTGTTCAAATACCGTATCAGTTCCAAGAACCCTAACTTCATCGTTAGCATTTAATATTAAATTAGAATCTGTTGATGTTGCACTAATATTGTTATCATTTATTTCAATATTTCCAATATTAGCATTATCACTAGTAACGTTTGCTGTAAATGTTGCACTTGTAGTTTGTATATTATCAGCACTAACGTTGTCTGTTACATTAACGTTATCTTGTAAATTAACAATACCTGTTCCAGCGGCACGTAATTCTAAATCTGCATTACTTGTAGTTGTAGTAATAAAGTTACTATCAATTAATATTTCTTCAAGCTGGACGTTACCGTCTACATCAAGTGTACTTGTTACGTTTAAATCTTCTGATATATTAGTATTACCAGTTTGATTTGTTGTTCCTACATGTGTTACAGTTCCTGTAATATTTGTATTAGCAAGTGTAGCAAGGCCATTAACATTTAAATTATTTGTAACATCTACATTATTGTTTGGAGCAAGAATTTTGCCTGTGCCATTAGCACGTAACTCTAAGTCTGCGTCTGATACATTTGTTTCAATAACATTATCATAGATGCTTATGTCGCCAACTTCCATTCTTGATAAGTGTGCTATAAGCCATTTGTTATTAAATGATCCTAAACTAAAAGTTAAGTTCTGATGTGGATTGAAGTTCTGTTGTAGTTCTGCATTGAATACTAGTGCGTCACTTAGTTCGTTACCTTTAACATTTAACGCACCGCCATAACTAAAATTACCTATAATATCAACATCACCTGTAACATTTGTATTATCATTAAGATTTATTTTACCTGCTGATTCAATTATTAAATCACCTACATCAGTTTGAATAATATTATTTTGTATTCTTAAATTTCCGGTATCTATAAAAGCACCGTCAATTACTGTTGTGTTTGTACCTGTATTAATTCTTAACGCATTAAATTGATTGACTGACAAATCATCAATGTTAATTGTTGTATTACCTGTTTCAAAGTCAACAAAGAAGTTGTCGCCGATTCTAAAAGAACCGCCTTGGTCAGTTGTAACAAAATGAATTTTACCTGAGTTTAATTCAGTAATTTCATTTGCTTGTATTAGCCTACTAGGATCGTTATCAACAAACTTGCCTGCACCAATATATGCCATATTGTGCTGTATAAGATACATTAATGTATCAGCACCATCTGCTTCAGCACCTTTAGTACCATATACGTTTGCTGATCCTATAGAACGTAATTCTGCACCATAGTTTGTAGTTCCATATGCTGTTCTTCCTGTAGATCCTCTAACAGCATACATACCTCTTTTTGCAAAGTATGTAAATGAGTTTAGCCATTCTACTCTAACACCATTTGTCATTGTTAGTGCATCTGCATTTGGTGTTATAAATGTTGCACTATGAAATAGCATACTGCCTTCAATACTAGCACTATTTAGATCAGCACCATCTACTAGTGCGCCTTTACCTGCATCACCTTGTGCAAATCCTCTTGGATCACTTGCGCTTGTTACGCTACCTTTTGTAATTACTGATACGTCTTTTATGTAGGGACTTCTATTTGTAATTACAGCATCAGGAGCAAATCTAAATGCATGTCCTGTATTATTAGTGCTATTGTAGTAAAAGTCTTTTACAGTAATTTCTGTAATTGTAGAGCTATCATTTAGTAAGAAAATATCTTTATCATTAGTACCTGCTGTTGGTTTAATAATAACGTTTCTTAAATCGTTACCTATAATACTAACATTGGCAGGAACTTCTAACGGACATATTTCTTCGTATTCACCTGGATATATAAACACAGTTACAGGACCTGTTGTACTTGCATCACAACGATCAAGTGCTTCTTTAAGGGTTAGTAACGGTGCTTGTGGATGGTCGCCAGTGTATGTATCGTTGCCGCCTTTGGCAACATAAAATATGTTTCCTTGTCTTGAATCAAGAAATACATTTCCTACATTAACTAATCCTGTAGTAATTAACTGTCCGTTAACTAGTTCTGTATGTAAGGTGTTCCAGTTATATCCTGTAGAACCCAGTATGTAATTATCTGTTACATCAGGAATAATATCATCAGCAGTATCTGCGTTAAAATCTATACTATCTGTATCTGCATCACCAAATGTAATATTGCCGTCAAGTGTAACATTACCCTGTGCATGTATATCGCCAAAGACTTCTAAATTAGATTTAATATCTAATTTACCTGTGCCATTAAATTTAAAATCAATGTCAGTATTTGTGTCTTTAGTAAGTATGTAATTGTCGCTAATATAAAACTGTTCTGTTTCTAAATTACTCAGTTGTATATGTTCGCCAGCATCTAAATAAATTGCTTGGTTATTAATAGCATCAATATTGTTGCCAATAATTGTAAAGTTAGCAACACCTGCATTACTTGTAGTTGATAGTAAATCAGTTGTTTGAATAGTTTGAGATACTTGTAGTTCGTTAGCAACTGCTTCTAAGTCTACACCAATACGACCGTTTGCTACATCAACTTTTAAAAGTGTAGTATCATTGTTGGTATTTTTAAAACTTAAATTGGCTTGGGTTCCGTTGGCAATGCCTTGCCTTAAAAGGTTTTCTTCTAATAACGGACCGGATATTCTACCTACTTGTGCCACTCAATAATCTCCCTGACACAGTATTTATTGAATTTACTTATCGAAGTTATGTATTACTGTTACAGGTTTGCCTGCATCAACTGGTGATGCAAATTGTAAATAATAACCTGCTGTTTTTCCTGCTGGATTTTGTACAAGTGTGTAGTTTGTGATAGGTAATTGAAAAACGTTTTCAGCAAATACTAAAACATTTTGCGCCGCGGCAGGTACAGGATAGAAAGGATCGCCACTATTAAGTGGACCAAATACAGTTTCACTTGCATCACCGTTGCCTAAGTTTTGTACAGTAATAGGTGCGTAAGCTGATGGAGCCGCATTTCTTATACCGTTCCATTCGTCTGCTTCGTATATTTCAAACCTATTATCATCAGTGTTGTAACGCATATGCCCGTTCTTTGGATTTTGCGGACGATCTTCTGTACGGCCTTTTGGAACCATAACTACGTTTTCGCTGTCAAGAATAATTTCTTTATCAACAGCGGTCATATGTATGCCTCTGTTGTTTCTAATAAACCTGTTAGCGGTTGTTTGTCTTCTAACGTATCTCATTATACCGGTATGTAACTTACTGTTGCAGTAATATTAGTTGGAGATGTAGTTGAACATCTTACAATATCACCTGGTGCTAAAATCAACTTCTCACTGTCCATTGAAAATGTTTCGCCTGCTGGAATAGGAATATTATTTAAAATCATATTTCCGTCTCCTGCGGCAATCCCGCCTGGACACACATGTACATCTAAATATGTGTCTCCGCCGTCTGTGTAGAGTTCTAACTCTGGGTTTTGCGCTGTATTACAGAACATAATAGTCGTAACAGCGAATCCACCTAGATTGTAGTTAGGGTCGCTAGATGAGCTAGGAACTGTTAGTATGTCTGTAAAGCTACCGCCAATTTGTGTATTAACTATTGCCATTTTTGTTCCTTTATAATATCATCGAAAACAGTAGTGCTTTCTTTTTACTTACCAATTCATCTTGTACTGATCCACCATTGATGAAATATAAGCTAGAGCCTGCCGCACCTTCTGCTTTACTGTATAATTTAATACCATCTGTTGGAGCATCCGGATTGGCTGTGTCCGCATCTACACCAAAGTTTGGTATACCTCCGCCGCCTGTTCCATCATCATCTTGATATGGACCTTGCGTAATATACAAAACGTCATTGACTTGTACATTACCTGTTCCAGGTGCGCTTAAAACTAAATCTGCATTACTTGATGTAGTTTCGATTGTTGTGTCTTGAATTCTTAAATGCTGTAGCTCTGCTCTGTTATTAAAGAACTTTGCCGCTGGTGTATTATCAATAGTAAATTCAATAGCACTTTCGTCTATTGCAAATGCATCACTATCATGTACAACAACAAATGTGTCTAATGATTCAATTTTGTTTTGGAATTTACCAACAAAGAAGCCATCTACATAATCAACAACACCTTTTGCATTTATTAATGTGTCATGTTGATTTGCTTTTAATACTGGGTTAACAGTAAAGTCAACTAATGATCCGTCATACTCGAATATTTGTTTTTCATAATCTGTACAACCTTCTACAGTAACAATGCCAGTACCGTCATTAATTAATTTAAGATCAGCACCGCCTGTTTGTATTCTTGATGTTCTAAGATCAACAATAGTTCCTGTTGATGGACTACCGAGTCTACCTATGAATACTGCGTCAGCAAGTCCTTGCTCATCGTATACCCAAAATGCATCACTTCCACCTCTGTCAATTTGTATACCTGCAACATCGCCTTCGGAGTTATTTACTACTCCGCCTGACACGCCACCTTGGTTTACTGTGACAAAAGGATCATCTACTACAAGAGTAGAACTATTAATAATAGTTTGGTCACCATCAACTTCTAAGTCACCGATAATTTTTACTTTACCGTCGGTGCCTGGATCAAGTCTAATCTCTCCACCGTCTGTGACTGAAATTTTATAGTCGCCATCTATATTTAGAAACTTTGACATCTATAGTTTTCCCGTTAATATTAATACATTGGTTGTAGAATCATTATCTAAATGCCAAGTATATTCTTTGTTTGTAAAGTCATTCATAATGTCGTTAACTATTGAAGCAATATATACAAATGCTGAACTGTTTAACACAAACCCAAGAATAGACATTTCGTTGTCTAATAATTGTTCTGTATTTTTATTAACTAGTTCGCACACGCCTTGATTTCCTTCTCCGTCTTCAACTTTAAACTTTGTATTGCTAAGTTGCTCTAAAACAGCACCATGTGGAACTGCCTTAGAGCTTCCAATTTTTACTGAAACAACCAAGTCTTTTAGATTCTTTAAAAGTTCCCAAAAAACATTTACTGGATGTCCCATTAAATTAGTCCTTATGCGTCTTCTGTAAAGTCGTCGTCATCAGTACCAGTTAATGTGTTATCATCACCTGCTTCTTCAACTTGTGCCGCTCCATCTGCTACAGATGTACTAAAGTTCCAAGCAACACTGTTGCCGTCATATAAGTTAGTACCTGTTGCACTTGGTGCTGATAATGTTGCTTTACGTCCAGCAATTTTACTTACTGTGTATGTTTCTGCATCATCCATTTTGAATGAAATTGACATTTCGCCTGCCGCTAGTGCCGCTGGTAATTTACCAGTTGTTAGTACACAAGTAAATTCGCCTGCTGTTTCAATTTCTTCACATACAAATTTCTTTGAGCCTTTTTGCTTTACAATGTAACCTTCTTTAACTGCTGTGCCGTTATGAAAGTTTACTTTAACTTCAGAACCATTAGCTGTTGGTGTTCCGAATAATCTTTTATTAAGTGGTCTTCCCATTTGTTTTCTCCTATTTAAGTAGTCCTATGCCCGTTCTATGAGCTACGCTGTGGGTTAAACAGCATAAGTCCGCCTTGCGGCACACTATTTGACATATGTATTTATCATAAAAGAAAAAAGCCCGACACAATTAAGTATCGAGCTTTTAATAAAAGTGATAGGTTGGACTTCAGAATACCAACAATGCGGTTAACAGTCTGTCTGTCGTTCCCGCAAACCTCGCACCAAACAGTTACGTTCGGAAATACGTCTCTGTGTCTCCACAGTCACGCAATGCCACTACAGCTACTAGTCAAGTTCGGAGCCTGTAACTCCTCTTCCTTGCACTATCTAAGTTACACCGTCGTCTAACTTATGTACTTAATATAACAAACTATTAAGCAGAAGTCAACCTCTTTTTTAATAAAAAGTTAACTTTTTTTATATGGTGCTGTTTAATGATTCGTTGAAAGCACCAAAGCGTGTAATTATCCATAACACTCTCCTTGTTAAAGGTTAAGTGCGTTCCTTCGCTTGTGCTACTCCCGGCCTATTGGCTGAACGTAATATTATTTATTAAAACTTGTACTTAAGAGTAGCTTTAATACTATCGTCACGCTCAGTTGTTGCACCTGTCCATACACTTGTATTTTTAACATCTGTATGATAATAGAAACCTGTTTCTACTGGTCCTACTGTATGTACTACACCAAGATATGTACCGTCAGTTCCTAAGTCATCGTTTAATACTCTATGTGCAGTAAACATTGTTTCTTTAGAATAGTTGTACATAAGACCAAGGTCAACACGATCATCTTTTGCTAATCCTGTATTCTTATCGTCCCATACTTCAACACCAAATCCTACTGGAATGCCGTATCTACGTAATACTTGTGAACCTACAGCAACACCTTGTTGATTTAGTTCGTTGTCAGTAATATTGTTTTTATTACCAATTTGCATATATGATAGTTCTGCAAATCCTGCTAAACTTACAGTACCACCTAAGTATACTGTACTTGCTTCTGCATCATAACCTACAGTAAATCCAATTGGTAAATCTCTGCTTAGTCTATGCTCATCAAAATCAAATTCGTTATTATTTTCCCATCCGCCAAATGTTAGTACAAGTTTTTCTTTATGGTCAATTCTACTATTAGATTCTGTAATGATAAGTGGTAAACCAATTTTAGCTGTTTTAGCAAATCCTAGTCTTTGTGCATCTGTTTCGCCTACATAAAGTCTAGTATTTCCTAAACCAACGCCAATTTGTTTTTCAACAATGCTATTGTTTAATGTTGTATCTAAAGAATAATGAGAGTCAAATCTAGTACTTGCGCCTGCCCAATCAATAGGGCCGTCTAATTGAGATTGTAGTCCTACAAACACTTCTGCTCGTGTATCAAAATCTGAATCATAAGTATCTGAATCGTAATATACTTCAATGTTTCCGTTAACAAACATTCCTGTTGGTAACGTTGGTGCTGACTTTTCTAAATCAGCAACTCTTTCTTCGAGGGTCTTTGTGTCTGCAAATGCTTGAAATGATATCAAAGCGAAAAGAGCAGACAGAATAACTATAGTCCGTTTCATTTTTATTTTCCTTTCGAAAATAGTTAGGGGTTCTTACTGCGGTATTTAACCGTACATCGAATCTTCAGCCGTAAAAAAAGGGCGACCTAAGCCGCCCTTTAGTATAGTTAAAAACTATATTCTGCTTACGAGAATGATAAGTTGCCGCTATTCACTTCAACTTTTTCAACGTAATCAGCCGCGTTACCTAAAGATGACGCTGTGTTGTTTAACTCAACATATCCGTATCTAGTCATAAATGATACAACTGGTTCGAATGAAGTTGGGTCTAGTACAACACCTGAGCTCATTAGTGGAATGTATGGGCAATAGAATGCTGCCGCATCTGATTCACTTGAGCCTTTGTAGCCAACTAGTACATCGTCGTCTGCCGCGTATGTATTAACATAGATCTTCATAGCGTTGTTCAATGTACCAACCATTTTAGTGTTAGTTGGTGCTTCAAACGTACCTTCAGTTGTTCTTGCAAACGCTGAAGTTGTTGCTGATTGAAGGACAGTTAAAATTGCTGGAGAAACAACAGCCCAGTTACCTGCGCCTCTACGTGTTCTTTGTGCAATTCTGTTTGCCGCTCTGTTAATTAATACAGCTAATGCCGCATGTTCGTCACCGACGAATGTTGCAGTACCACTTACACCAGCTTGGTTGTAAGTATCAGTACCTGTACCTGCTAATGATGCTAATGAAGTTAATACTTCTTGATCAATCTCAGCAGTGATCTCTTGTGCAAGAGCTGCCATGATTTCTGCTTCAACATCAATACCATGTTGTGACTGCGCATCTTGTGCAGATTCAAACGTCCAGCGAGCTGACAATTTACGTGTCTTAGCTTCGACTGTTTGCTTTAAAATCTGAATGCTTAGTCTGTTACCAGCAACACCTTCTTTTGATGCTGTTGGGTCTGCTTTACCATTTGCATTACCTGAATAGCCTTCAGCAATTTTGAATGGGCTTAAAGCCTCTTCGCCTGCTGCCGCTGATCCGCCTGCTGTACCTGTAAAGGCATCAGCGTAACGTACTCGTAATGTGTGGATTTGACCCACTGGTCCTGTCATAGGCTGAACACCAACGATCTCGTTCGCGATCACAGTTGGCATTACACGTCTAATAACTGGTAAAATAACTCTATTTAGAGTTGCTACGTTGCCTGCAGAAGTTGCACCTGCTGTTGCACTCTCTGACAAATACTTGCGAGTATTCTCAAGTGTTGCTTCCATAACAGATTTCTTATTTCCTGTTAATCCTTCAACTAGTGCACCTTTGGTCTCCTGCCAGCGACTTTCTAGTAGTTCTGACATTTCATATCTCCTTAAATTATATTCCAGCTAAACGCACAATGTCTACAACATTTCTGTTGAATTGTTCTGCGTCTGCTTGTCTACTAACGTTAGTTTGTGAACTTTGTTCACGGTTGCCTGTAACTTCTTTGCCTTCTGATAAAATTGCCTTTTTGGCTGGAGTATTCCCGTCTATTACTGCCGGTAGGTACTTGTCAAACGCAGAACGTAGTTTTGCAGTTTGTACAGATTCCAGTAAGTCTGTCATAATCTCTTTTTGGTCCTTGCTTAAAGGTCCAACAAGTTCATTAAGTACGTCTTTTCTTTCTGCCGCTTCTACTAAACGCTTCTTCTCAGTTGCCTGAGATTCTGCTAATGCTTTAGCTTTAGTAGCAAATGTTTTTGCTTCACTAATTTGTTTATCTTTCATAGCGATAACATTAATTAGTTTAGCTGTTTCTGACGCTTCATTTAGGTAGCTTCCTGCGTATTCTGAAGCAAATGCTTCAAACAGTTTACGCCCAAAATCGTTTCTACGTGCTTCTTCAATATCTTCTTTAAGTTGACCAATTTCTCCTTTAAGAGCTTTGTCAACTGTTTCTGATACTGCTTTAGCACTTCTTTCGATAAAGTTAGTTTTAACTTTAGCGAAGTGTGATTTAGCTTCACGTACTAAACGTACTTTAGTTTCTGCTAAATCTTTTTTGTCTTCGTTAAACTCTGCAAGTTCTTTTGCAAGTGCTTCTACAACAAATTCTTCTAGCTTGCCGAAGTTAACCGCCATTGCTTTTTGATCTTCATGTAGCTCACCAACTTCTTTAGTTAGTTGCTCCATAACAAATCCTTTTAGTTTCTCTGCGTTTTCACGCTGAGCAACTGCATATTTTGCACGGGCTTCTGCTAATGCTTTGCGGTCATCCGCAAACTCAGCAATTTCTTCTGCTAAACGTTCAGATACAAGTGTATCAATGGCTTCAACCATTGTACTTTTGTCATGCTCATATTTCTTAGCAAATTCTTCACGTAGCTCTGATGTTACTTGCTGGCGATTCTCTTTGATCTTCGCGTCCCAAGCTTCTTGAATTTCGTTGCGCACTTCTTCCGTAACTACATCGTTTTCGAAAAGTGTTTTTAGTGCATCCAACATATTATTTTCTCCTCGTTATTGGAGTTTGCTAATGATATTCACTAGCGATTCCTTTAGATACTTTTGTGCCTTTGGGTCTTGTTTTGTTGCCTGTGCCATTTCGTATGCCTTCATTCCGCCACGTGCATTCATTAAATGCTCGTAGATTGGTGTTGGGTAAGCGCCTGGCGCACTTGGTTGCGCCACGACATCAACTGTTATAATTTCAAAATCGGAGACTTGATTGCCTCCGTCTTCTGAAACGTTACCAGAGCCCCTACTGGAAACACCTAATTTAACGCCGCTTTCCAGCATTGTTTCAACTAGTTTTCCCATAGGAGTTGGTAAAATTTTTAACTTGCCATAACCGTTTGGGCCGTCCATCCAACAATCTGTTATCATGTGACTTACACGGTCTAAGTTAATATTAAGGCCTTCTGGATGATCAACTTCCCCGAGTACACTATATCCTCCGGATATTTGATCATTGAGAGTTTTGACAGCCCTACCAATTTCTTCTACAGGATACACACGTTGGTTTGCGTTACGCACACCGCCTTGTATACAAATACCTTTCATATAAAGGTCTTTGCCTCCTTTGGAGTTATCGGTAGACTCAACGACTATATTAGCCTGGTCGAATGTCAAGTGCTCTCTTAAAAAGTTGTTCATTCTAGTTCAACCTTATTATTTGCCGACTATAGATTTTTTATTGTCAGCTGTTTCGCCTGCGCCTTTTTTCTCTGCGCCGTGGCCTTTTGGTTCAGCTTTCATTGACTTAGATGCTTTTCCGCCTGGTACGTTAACGTTCCCTGCTGTTTCATCTTTAGTAGTGTTTGCCGCTAATCCGCCAGTAGTTCCTTTTGTATCAGACTCTCCGCCAGCAACTATGTTACTTGCACTTCCGCCCATATCGTTAGAACCTGCTACAGTTGACTTAGCGTTTGCGCCGTTGTCGCCCATAGAAGCAGTTACTTTTTCCACATACTCTTTCATTACATCAATGTCTGACTTAGGCTCTTTTGATTCGTCAACTTCTTCGTCTGTAGTTTCATCTACTTCTTCGTCTGTTGCTTCTTCAACTGCTTCGTCAGTATCTTCTTCAGCTTCGCCAAAGTTATAAGCCTCTTCTTCAGGGGCTTCTTCGTCACCAGCTTCTTCTTCGTCTCCAGCTTCTTCGCCTTCATCGCCAGCCATCATTTTTTCAAATTCAGCTTTAAGATCGTCTAGTGCATCTTCTAGGTCTTCAACACGATCTTCAACATCGCCTTCTCCACCTTCATCTTCTTCGCCTTCGTCGCCGTCAACTGCATCCTCGATGTCACCCATCATATCGTCTGCTGGGTCACCGCCCATGTCGTCGTCGCCTTCAACTTCAAATTCATCAAGATCAAAGTTTTCATCAACTTTGTCTTCGTCTTCATCAACTTCTTCGTCAGTTGCTTCGTCTACTTCTTCATCAGTAGTTTCATCAACTTCCTCATCAGTAGCTTCGTCGACTTCTTCGTCGGCTACTTCTTCTAAGTCATTTTCTAAAATATTTTCGTAGATGTCTCTTGATTTTTCAACTACGATTTCGTGAAATAATTCTTCAGCACCTGCTTTGTCTTCTGCAATTAGGCGCTCAAGCATTTCTTCAAACTTGTTGCGATCTGCCATTGTTTTCTCCTATAAAATTGTTACCTATGGTAAGGCTGTCATTTGTATTTACTATTTATACGGAAAACTACGTAGATATAGGCGATTTTTGCGCCTTTTTGACTAGATGCTAGGAAAGATCGTATATTTCCTTGAAATCATCTACTAGAATGTGCTTCAAATTGTCAAAAGTATTTAGTTCGTCAGGTATATAGTTATCAGGTAATATTATCCTGTTAAACTCAATATGTGGGTTTTCACGTAGTACAGCAATGGTTTGTCGCATCCAGTTACCAAAAAAAGTTGCACCATCTGTTGATTTTTTGTAGTTACGTGTATTTGCAAATATATTGTTTAATCTTTTGCCATCGTCTAGTCCTTTGTAGTCAAAGCCTAGAATGTATATTTTTTCATATCCGTGCTGTGAAGCTAGCCATAATGCTGTTGGTCCGCTAGACCAGCCTTTACTAGGATTGAAAAAATTTAAGTTTTTTATACCTGAATATGATTTATTAGGATTTGTGTAAACTTTATTATTGTTGTGATAACCAGTGCTTGTAATCTCTAGTATCATTTTTGTATCAACAGCAACTAGATAGTCTGGAGTAATACCGTTTCTATATACAGCATTACATGCATATGTTTTACCATGCTTTTGTAATTCTTCAACATCAATACTACTTCTACTTGTGCCATTACCTAGCACAAAGCCAACTTTACCTTTATTTGCTGTTTGCAATAACGTGTTTAATGGAACAGTGTTTTCACGAATAAGACGTTCACGTTTTTTGTTACGTCTTTCTTCTCTAACTATTTTCCATTGTTGTTTGGTGTATTGCGACTTGTCTATCTTCGGCAATTAAACCCCCGCTTCGGCATTGGCTGCCACTCCATACATTTGACGCACAAAATTTAATTCTTCTGATTGTTCACTGCTATGTAGTTCAGACGCCTTGCGGACTTTATTGATTTGACGAAGTGTTAACCGTGTCTTACGTGTATCATTATATTCAATTGGGGACTCGTCATCGCGTTCTTCATAGCGATCGTCTTCGACATTGTCGAATGTTTCTTTGTCATAGTAGAATAGTTCACGTAGTATCATGTTAGTATTTATATCGTTTGATCCGTTGCCGGAGGTGCGGTTTCTTCTGCTCCTGCTTCAGGGGTTGCGCCAGCCATTTCATCTCCACCAAGTGTTGGATCTGGTTCTTCTGTTGCATCGTCTTCAATGTTCCCTAAGTCTGAACTTATACCTGCTCCGCTTATTCCTGCACCACGCATCTCTCCTGCGGCATCGGTATTTTGCGCTTCTAAATTTTCATCATTTTCTTCGCGCCATAGTCTTTCGTTTTCTGCAATCTCTTCATCGCTCATTCCTAAGAAACGTGACATTGCAAAACGATTTGAAATATAAGGTATTGCACTCATTTGTGAATACGTAGGTACTCTTGCATTATCAATCTCACTTTGTCTATAACTTGCAAAGTTTTGTGGAGGTTGAAATTTAAGATCAAACATTGCTGTGTCAATGTTTACACCTTTTTCTAAAATGTAACGTTTAAATTCTTGGTTAAATTCTTCAACTACTAAATTCTGTAAACGTTCACAGTATGTATTAAATCTTAGTTCTTGTATGTATGCTGTTCCAACTCGTCCGTCAGTGTACTGAGAATTTCCATCATCAGGCCCGGTCGGTAAGTATGAACTAGGGATTCGTAAACCGCGTACGAGCTTATTAGTAAAATATCTAAGGTCATCTATCTCTCCGAGGTTAGTACCGCCTGGCAATGTTTCAACTTTAGATCCTCTACCTTCAGCAGTTTGTGGGAAGAAGTAGTCTTCGTTAATTGATAGGGGATTGTAAGCTGAGTCTATAACGTTTTGGCCACCCCCCGTTTGCGATGGGATTCGTCTTTGATGAATTTCCGTCTTAACACGCTCAACAAATTGCATAGCAAGGTGTGATGGCATGTTGCCCACATCAACGTAGAATACTCTTCTTTCTGGAGCTCTTTGTACACGATATATGATAATCGCATCTTCGAGCAATTCTTTTTGTTTGAATACTTTGAATACTGTTTCTAGTAATGAATTACCAAACGGATAATTTAAGTCTAATCCTTCTGATAAACTTAAATGTATAACGTGTTCTGATGCAACTGCAATTTCATTTTCGCCTTGTTGAAAACGTCCACCGCCTGCACTTGTACTTGAATTACCAACCATGCCACGAACGCCGCCAGTTAAGTAACCTGCATCGCCTGTGCCTCCTGATCCTTGACCAGTTGTTTGATATGGAGTTGTTGCTACCATTTCAGCAAAGTTTAAATTAAAGTCTTTTACTAGATATTGTTCAGGTGTTTTACCTTGACTTTCGTTAACAATAATTTTTGAAACTTTTGCAGGATCAACATGAAACAATTTTTTAGTTTCTGGATCTCTAACAAAAAATGCATCACCATACTTAAACACGTTACGCATTAAACGGAACATACGTGTTTCAAAGTTTTGTAATTTACTCCACTGTTGTAAGTATTGCGATATAATTGTAATTTCTGAATTTGTTGCTTTAGTTTTAAAGTCAATTAAAAACGGAGTTTTATTTTGTTTGTTTTGTTGTGTAGTAAATTCTGCAAGAATATCAAGTGCGGCATTTACCTCACTATCCATATCCATTGTATTGTATTGACCATAACGTTCAACACGATTTGGACTACCTATGTATACATCTGGTAAGTACGATGAGTAGTTAGAACGTGCAGGACCAGCTTGACCGCCACCGGCACTTCGTGCAGTAAACGGACTGTAACTTCCTTCTGTGTTATTACCAGTTTTAACTGGTGTAAAATGTTTTTTCCAACTCATATAATTTCCTAACCGTAAATGTTTCCACTAGTATTAGTAGCAGTCGCTTTGGTATTTGTACTTACTTCTCTCATTATTTCAGATAACGAAGCAACTAACATATTTAACCGATCTAGTTGTTCTGAGCTACCAGTGCCGGATCCGCCGCCGCCTATTGTGTCCATTTTAGCTACAACATCACCTGCATTAGTTCCTGAGCCAAACCCAAGTTTATTATCTTTGGCAAGTTCATCATTTAATTCGCCTAATACTTCAACTAATTCTTTCATTGCTGTATTATAACTGGTTATGCTCTCTGTGTCAAGCGAATTGAGTGAAGTAATATTCGCGTCTAAGCCTGTCATTGCGGCCATACTTTGTAAATTAGTAGATAATGTAGCAATACCTGTGCTATCCATTCCTGCTAAACGTTCTAATGATGTAACAGTTTTTTTAGAGATTTCAATCTCGCCTGCTTCTCCACTTGTAAATGAGTTTAGAGCATTTGCCATATGAACCATTGCTTCAGCATTTGTTTTAACGCCTTCAGCATTTAATTCTAATGCTCCAAAATCTTTTACTTTATCAAATGGTGTTTTAGCTCCAAAGAATCCTGCAATAGCATTGCCAATTGCTCCAACTGCATTTCCTACACCGCTTTTTGCGCCTGCACCCGAGCTAGAAGTTAATGCTTCGTTAAATGCTACCATTGCGGCCGCATTTGCTTTTACTTTTTCTGTATCAAAAGCATAACCTTGGAATTTAATTATATCATCATATGGTATGCCAGTTTCACCGCCAAAGAACGATGTAATACCTGTTGCTATTCCACTTACTAATGAACCTAATCCACTTGCCGCTGTACCACCGCCATATGCGGCCATTGCAGTTGAATATGCAACTAGTGCATTTGCATTGCCTTTGACTTTTGCTTCGTCGATTGTGTATTTTTGAAATTCTAATAACTGTTCTAATGGATTTGCTTTTTCAGCACCAAACAATGCACCAATGCCATCTGCTATTCCGCCTACTAAGTTTCCTAATCCTGCAACTGCTGTACCTGCACCAAATGCCGCCATGCCTCCTGCAACTGCAAGCATACCTTTTCCTGCCGCCGAAAGTTTAGCACCATCTATATCTTCAAAGGACTTCATGCCGTCTGCAAACGTTGGTAATGATTTACCTACTAACCACGTAGCACCTGCAACTGCCGCACCAATAACAAGAATAACTCCTGCTAGTACTGCGCCACCTATTGCTACTTGTGGATTGCCAAATGCCGCTAATCCTTTAGCAACACCTTTGAGAACACCACCGCCTACATTGCCAACAAAGTCTCCAACACCTTTACCTGCTTTGCCTGCACCTGCTGGACCTTTAACAGCACCTCCTTTGGTACCACCAAATAATCCGCCAAACATACTGCCAATACCGCTTTTCATTGCGCCAATAACTTTTGCACCTACGAACAGTCCAGTAATAGCAAGTCCTAACTTTACAGCAATGCCTGAAAAATCAATGCCGCCGATCATTTCGCTAAATTTATCTTTAACAACATCACCGATGGTTTGACCTTCAGCACCACCTAGTGCTTTTGCAATAGCTTCGTTCAATCCTAAGTTTGTAACATCAGCAACAAACGCCTTAATTGAAGTTACACCTTCGCCGATTTTTGCCATAAAGTCATCAAACTTTTTCTTAAACTCTTCTGATCTTAAATATTTGACCATGCTTTGTGCTTTTACGGCCATTTGTACTATTTTTTGTTTAAAGTTTTCAACGTCTGCTTTAAACTGATCACTCTTAAGATATCTTACTAGATTTTCAGTAATTCCTTTAGTAACTTCTATAAGTGTATTGCTTATACCTGATAATGCAGTACCTAGTGTGTCCATTACGCCTGATTTAAGTAATGCTTCTTCAATGTTACTTCTAATAGTTTGTATAGTTTGTTTAAACTTAGCGAACACATCAGTAACAGAATCTTTTTTCTGTTGTTCAGCCGCGGCTTTTCTCATATCTATTTCACGTTGACCTGCTGTCCTAGCATCAGCAGTCATTTGTACAAACTCTCCCATGCCTTCAGTTTGGGCCAATGCTGATGTACCTGCCGCACCCATAGTATCTGCTAATTTAGTAATCTCTGGAAGCATCTTCATTAGACGAGCTTTATATTCTTCTTGACTAATTGCTCCTGTTGCGTTTGCTACTTGTAGTTCTTTTAGACCGGATACGTTTGCTTCTAAATATTGTGCTAGTGGTGTTTGAGAAACACCGTCAGCCATATCACCTAATGCATCACTAAATGCTGGTCCTGACTTGCCCATAATATCAGAAGAAAATTGTAAGTTGTTTTGGAAGTTTTCTAATCCTTTGCCACTTAATTTAGAAGCAAGCACGTTGATATTTGCCGCTTCCATTCTGCCGTTTATTTCTTCTTGTAATTGTTTTCTACTTTTACCAGTAACTTTTGCAAGTTTGTCTATTTCTAACAGATAACTTTTAGCACCAGCTGTTAATGATGCATCTGTTCTTCCTCTAAGTTGTCCTGCTCTTGCTTGGTTTTCAATATAATCAGCCATGCCTTCATTTAATGACTCTTGTGTGAAACCTAAACCAAACATACCGTTTTCTACACTTCTAAGTGATTTGGTTAATTTACCTAAACGCTGTGCACCACCTGTAACTGTGCCACCTAACAAAGTCATGTTAGCTGAGTTTGCTGAAACCATATCTGCAAATTGATCTAAACTAAGACCTGCTTCTGCTGATGCTGTTCGCATTGCCATCATATTGTTACCAAAGGCTGCACCTGATTCACTTAACTGTTGAAAAGTTCCTAGACTTTTATCGAAGTAAGCACTTGCTTTTGCAAGTGCTGAGCCTAATATAGGTACTTGACCAAGAAACTCAGTAATACTATTACTATTTTGTACTGCGCCGGCAAAATTTGTTAGTTGTCCTGTGGTAGCACCTAGTACTGATCCTAGTGCTTTAAATGCAAAACCTAAAGTTGAGTTAAGACCGCTACTAAACGATTTTAA